TAGCAATACCGTTAGTGTATGGATATGCATTGTGGAAAAATTCCACACATTCAAATGATTAATGTTTTCTTATGATGGGCCTGCCATGGTTTCGACAGGGTCACAAGTAAAGAAATGGACAGTCCGGCAATGTAGAAGCCGTTAGGATTGAGGGCAAAGTGTAGTCGCTATACCCATAGTATAGAAAGACGCTCTACTCGGTCGAAGAAACAAAAAACTTTAAATGCAAACGCATCTAACGATGAGGTCTACGCCTTAGCAGCGTGATTTCCGAGGTAGTTATACCTTGTCACCCAAAATAGCAATAGGGACTTCGGTCCCTATTTTTTTTGACATAAATATCATACTGTGTTACAATAACAATATGAAAATTCAACATGCAATCGATTGGAATCAAGTTAGTATTGACTTAAGTAGTCAAATGAAAGACATTGGATACAATCCGGACTTAGTTCGAATGCATTTGAATATTGGTAAAATGGTGACCGAGTTGAGTAAACTTGAGGTAACTATGCGTAGGACCGGCAAATACTCTATGATAGACGACAAAGTTATTGCAATAAACAAAGCAATCGATCACTTTGAAAAGCTACTATTGATGGCAAATTTAATGAAGTAAATTTGACAATAAATGGACATAGTGATATACTATGTCTATAGATTGATTAAAGTAGTTGTTCATGGAATATCAGTGTTTTTACTTGAACCCCGAGTTCAAGCTGGCTCATGATGATGACGCTGTGGTGTTGTTTGAAACAGACTGTTTGGGCGAAGCATGTACTTTTGTTTACAATTTATTCAAACAAGAAAAGCGTGACATTGCTGTGTACCAGCCCCGCACTGAGAACTATCGTTCTCACTATCAGAATAAACTCCGTAATGCTAAAGGTCAATTCGTAAAAGGTTGACAATAAATCCAATCTCTGTTACAATACTTGTATTGACACTGAAACATAGGAACTAAAATGACTCCCCTGACAGAACGCCAAAAAACTTTGATTGTCTCTAACGTTGTTAAGGCAGTTAAAAACATTGACAATCTGAACAAGACAGGTTACAACTTTGTCTATCAGTGTTCTGGTTTCATTGCACACTATGACCTGTACGGTTTCATTGCAAGCTATACAGGTCAATCATTGAAACGTGACCTCATTTCGTATGCAGGTCAGAATCAATGTAACAACTTTCGCCCCGGCGAACGTGACTACGACTACATGATGGCAAAGAAGGATGTGTACAATCGCATCGTTGCCCAAATCATGTAAAAATAATTTGACGATAAATCAAATCTCTGTTACACTACAGTTTCTTTCTTAAGCCATCATTCATAGGAGCATACAATGGCATCGCAACTCTCTGACAATCTGACAATCACCTCTGTTCAAGCACGTAAGGCATTGCTTACCGCATTCAAATCTAAACGACCTGTTTTCTTGTGGGGTCCTCCCGGCATCGGTAAGAGTGAAGTTGTTGAGGAAATCACAAACGAACTCGGCGGTCTGATGATTGACTTGCGTATGGCACAGATGGAGCCTACTGACATTCGTGGTATCCCGTTCTACAACAAAGACAAAAACTTGATGGAGTTTGCCCCTCCCGGCGACTTGCCTAACGCTGAACAATCATCACAGTACCCAATCGTTGTGTTGTTTCTTGATGAAATGAACTCGGCACCCCCAGCAGTGCAGGCTGCAGGTTATCAGTTGATTCTTAACCGTCGTATCGGTAAGTACATGTTGCCTGATAACGTTGTTATCGTTGCAGCAGGTAACCGAGATAGTGACAAGGGTGTGACTTATCGCATGCCGATGCCCCTTGCTAATCGTTTCGTTCACTTGGAAATGCGCCCTGACTTTACATCTTGGCAGAACTGGGCTGTGAACAAAGGCATTCACAAAGACGTGGTTGGTTACTTGTCTTTTGCTAAACAAGACTTGTACGACTTTGATAGTAAGTCTGCATCACGTGCGTTTGCTACACCTCGTTCATGGTGTTTCGTGTCTGACTTGCTGAATGATGAGGACAATACTGACACTGATACACTGTTCAACTTGGTTGCAGGTGCAGTTGGTGAAGGTCTTGCAGTTAAGTTTGCGGCACACCGCAAGATTGCAGGTAAGATGCCCGAACCTTCTGATATCTTGTCAGGTAAAGTTAAGGACCTTGCAGTCAAGGAAATTTCAGCAATGTACTCATTGACTATTTCAATGTGCTATGAATTGCGTGATGCACTTGAAAACAAGAAAGTGGATAGTAAGAAGTTCCACGAAATGGCTGACAACTTCTTTAACTACATCATGGCAAACTTTGAGACTGAGTTGGTTGTGATGGGTGCAAAGATTGCACTTAAGACTTACAAGTTGCCGATCGAACCTTCACAGTTGAAAAACTTTGACGAATTCCACAAGAAGTACGGTAAGTACATCGTACAAGCAGGAGAGTGATGATAATGGGTGAGTATAGCAATATACTCACCCTTGACAATAAAGCAGAAGTGTGCTATAATAACACACAAACACTAAAGGACTAATATGAGCGAAGTACTGAATCCCACTAAAAAGCGTAAGCGTAGTAAGAAACTAGAAAATCTTATTGGACCTACAGACCCTAAGGTCGATCACCTAGCACGTGAACGTTTGGTAACAGCACGTATTGGTTTGTTGTTGCGTCATTCGTTTTTCGGTAATCTTGCTACACGGTTGACACTTATCAATGCAGACGAATGGTGTGCTACTGCGGCAACTGACGGTCAAAAGTTCTATTACAATAGCCGCTTCATTATGATGTTGAAGACTAAGGAAGTTGAATTCTTAGTAGCGCATGAGGTCCTTCACGTTGTATATGACCACATGGGTCGTAGAGGTGATCGTGACCCGCAAATCTGGAACATCGCCGATGACTATTGTGTTAATGCTGACTTGAAACGTCACAAGATTGGTCAATTCATTACCACTGTACCTTGCTTGTACGAACAAAAGTATGATGGTAAATCGGCTGAGGAAGTATATGATGACTTGATGAAGAACGTTAAGAAAATCAGCATGGATGACTTGATCGACCAATTGCTTGACGATCACCTTGATAGCGAAGATGGTGATGGCGAGGGTGAAGGTGAAGATGGTACAGGTAATAAAAAAGGTAAAGGTCGACCACAACTTTCTGATGAAGAAAAAGAGCGTATTCGTCAGGAAGTTAAGCAAGCAATTATCAATGCTTCAAGTACAGCAGAAGCTGGTTCATTGCCCGCAGGTGTTGAACGATTGATTCGTCAAGCTACTGATCCAGTTATGCCCTGGCGTGAACTGATTCAAACTAACTTGACAAGTGCAATTCGTACTGACTATAGCTGGATGCGTCCCTCACGTAGAGGCTGGCACATGGATGCTATCATGCCCGGTATGACTCCCGGAGAAGAAATTGATGTTGTCGTTGCTATTGACATGAGTGGTTCTATCAGTAACAAGCAAGCACAACAATTCTTGGGTGAGATTGGTGGCATGATGGATAGTTTCGATGGTTACAAGGTTCATGTGTTCTGTTTTGATACTGACACATATAACCCGCAAGATTTTACAAGTGAAAATCTTGACTCTATTGATAACTATGAGCCAATGGGCGGCGGCGGTACTGACTTTGATTGTATCTTTGAATACTTGAAGAAAGTAGGCAATGTGCCTAAGCGATTGATTTGCTTCACTGATGGTTACCCCTGCGGTTCTTGGGGTGACGCCAACTACTGCGACACTACATGGATCATTCATGGTGACCCTAATCCGAATCCCCCATTCGGTACTTATGCAATCTATGATGAAAGATAATATAGTATGCTTGAAGTACTTGGATATGTGGTTTTAGGTATTATTACACTTGCGGTGATTGGTGGTTTTATTAAGATCCTTGTATACGCACTGGACACTGTTACTAAGAATGATGATTAAATCACATGGAGAAATCCGTAATATACGAAAGTCCGGATGGTGGTAAGACGGTCTACTCACGTAAGAGTGGATCGTCTGACCGAACTATGATTAAAGAAGATACTACCCAACATTACCTTGCTAAATGGTATGAGTGGAAAGAGATTCTTAAATTGGCAGAAACAGAACCTTCATTAGCAGACGCTATTAATAAAGCAGAGATGGTATATGTCCTCCTCAAGAAAGAACAAAACTAAACACTACTTGGCAATGTGGGATTGTAATGGTCTTGAGTGCTTGTATGATGTTGATGTGTATATGAACAAGTATAATGAATGGGACAAACTAAAAGTTGTTTCCATTCTTAAAGAAGAAAAAATTACAGAAAAGCCACCTACTATCCCATTGCAAATGATGCTATTACGTGCTAGAGTGAATAGTCAACGCATGTATGAGATTTATGAATTCAATAGCACAATGGGATATAAAGAACTCACAGAAGTTTTTAATGATGATCCTCAACCGGTTGTTGAATGGATTAGAGAGAACGGCAAAAAAGTCTATAGTGACTATGTTAAACAAGATAGAAAGATGATTGTATGATGCATATCGGAACAAGTTTAGGTAGATGCTTGCGTAGTATTCTATTAGGTGAAGTGTCCGAGGATGACGTTTTATTGATTATTACTCGCACTATGACTTCTGACTTAGAACAATTTATGGTTGTAGTAAAACAATATTATGATGAAGGTAATTATACCTCACGTAATCCATATGAGTATGACCTTTCAGTCAAGCCATGGGAAGAAGTAGAAGCACTTGCAACACGTTTGTATACTGGTGGCAAGATTCATCAACCTAGAAATTTTGTATCTTTAGGTAATCAGTTCATTCACCCTGATCTACACAGTGATATTTGGGTAGATGTATCTCCTAAAAATCGTAACACTACTCCTGTAGTAGTTGAAGCTTATGAAAAGTATAAGATGTTGGATTCACTAACCAAATGACAGATTATGAAATTGATCCTGTTGTGTGGTTTGCTGAACGACAACTTGATTATCCACCAGTGCATTTTGTTACAGTACATACACCCTTGACCGAAGAATCAAGACAATGGGTACTGAATAAATTGCGCGGCCGGTTCGCTGTCACAATAGACACAACTGATTTTTTGTTTAACTTGGAATCTATGGGATGTATCAGTTTTGAAGATCCTAAAGAAGCCACACTATTTGAATTAAAATGGTCTTAAAAAAATCCCAGTGTGTGCAACATAACACAGATGCCCAAAAAACATTAAATTTTTACTTTAGCAAACCATGGAGCTATGCTAAACTGCAATAAAAAATATTTGATTGATGAATATCAGTTAAATATCTTTATCATATATGATAGGAGATTATTATGTTTACACGACATGTAGGAAAACAAGGTGACCGCAAGGTTGCAGTAGTATTTCGAGAAGTTCCCGGAGAAGCTCACATGTGTTTGGTTGTTCACACTGAACTATTAAACCAACACATACACGATCCATTGATTCAATGTATTGAAAGTGATATTGGGCAAAACAGCGAACACTTAGCAGATGCATTAAATCGTACCCACACTAAAGACGGTAGAATCATTCTTCAGGTGTTGCACGCCGAAGGACAATTAAAGAAAGTTCAAACAAGTCAAATTTTAATGACACCTTCACCAAATCAATCTATTCGTTTAAATGAGTTGAATACAATTTTAGATGAAATGAAACTAGGCGAGAGTGCAGTTAAGCGTTTACAAGAATTAGACAATAGCCGCGGTATGCAAGACCCGGCTGATGTGGTTCGTAGAATGCGTGGCAATCAGAACCCAGTAGTACCAACAGGTGATTTGCTAGGTGATGCATCACTTGCAAAACAAAGACTTGAGCAAGCGCAAAAAATGGAACGTGAAGCAAAAGGCTTACTAGCAGAAGCACACCGATTAACTGAAGAGGCTAAGAGTCTTGACCCGTCAGTATTACCATCTGCCGCTATTGAAGCAAAATCAACTAAAGCAAGAAAAACAAGAGCAAAAGTTAGTGTCTAATGTCACCAGAATTTATCGAAAAATGGGAACACATCCTTGAAGATGTTGAAAAAAATAAGATTCCTGTTCAATTTATTAAGAAGTTAATTATTAAACTTCAAGGTAAAAAACAACAGACTATTAACATCGCAAAGTTTTTAGAACAAGGATTGGACCCAGATGAAATAGAAAACGCCGTTAGTCGCAAACTAGATGAACTAGATGATATGATAGTGAGTGTAGAATTTGTCCTCAATGTTCAAAGTATTGCTGACACTGTACAGCCAGAGACAGACAGACTATTAGGTAAACTCTAACATAGTCAAAAGCCCTGATTACTCGGGGCTTTTTTCATTAATATGATACAATATAACTATGAAACAATATCACGATTTACTACAAGACATACTAGACAATGGAGAACTTAAAGATGACAGAACTGGTGTTGGCACCTATAGTGTTTTTGGACGTCATATTCGCTTTGATTTGCGTAGGGGCTTTCCCGCAGTCACTACTAAGAAACTTGCTTGGAAGGCTTGCGTCGGTGAGCTTCTCTGGTTTATTGAAGGAAGTAGTGATGAGCGTAGATTGGCAGAGATTACCCATGGTGACTCAGAAGGAAAGGTTACTATCTGGACGCCCAATGCGCTTGCGCCATACTGGAAACCTAAAGCGAAATTCGAAGGTGATCTCGGTCGTGTCTATGGTGTACAATGGCGGCACTGGAACAAAGACACGGTTGAAAAAGACATGGGTCCTGCGCACAAAGGTGGCACACGCCTCGCAGTTGACCGCACCGAGGTAGATCAACTCTCAAACTTACTTGAGGGTTTGATTAAAGATCCTAATGGTCGCAGACATATCATGAGTGCATGGAACGTTGCAGAAATGGATCAAATGGCATTGCCCCCTTGTCATGTTATGAGTCAATTCTATGTCAACAAAAATAAAGAACTAAGTTGCCATATGTATCAAAGGAGTCAGGATGTATTTTTGGGTGCTCCGTTCAATTATGCGAGTTACGCTTTGCTAACCCATATGATTGCCCATGTATGCGGGTACGGTGTCGGGGAATTAATAGTCTCTACCGGGGACACTCACATTTATCAAAATCATATAGATCAGGTAAAAGAGCAGTTAACTAGAACTCCTTATAATTTACCAAAATTATGGCTTAACCCTGATATTAATGATATTGAAAAATTTACAATGGACGATATCAAATTAATTGACTATCAATCACATGGGCAATTAAAAGCGCCAATGGCAGTTTAACATTAAAAGGAAGTTCTAGGAATAAATACAATGTAGGAGGTATTTATGAAGGGCATATATTGTATTGAAAATATTATCAATGGCAAGAAGTATTATGGAAGTTCTATGAACATAGATTGGAGACTTGAGCAACACCGACGGGGTTTGCGTAAAGGGATTCATATTAATGTTTATCTTCAACGGTCATACAATATACATGGTATAGACAGTTTCTCTTTTCATGTAGTGGAAGATATGGTGAATCCTTCTAAAAAAGAACTCCGTGACAGAGAACAATGGTATATTGATAATAATATAAATGGATATAATATTGCACCTGCTAACGGGGGCGACACATTATCCAATCACCCGGACAAGGAACGCATAATTGAAGATAGAGCAAACAAGTTCCGTGAATGGATGTCCAGCTTATCTGAACAAGAACGAAAAGAACGATTTAGTAAGCCCGGTGAACTTAATCCAAATTGGCGCGGCAACCGTAGGAAAATATTGTGTTCAGTTTGTAACCTAAATAAAATTGAACCAAAATCTAAAACATGCGGTGAATGTAGAGATCGTTCCGGAGAACATAATCCGTTCTATGGTAGGAAACATTCTGAAAAAACACTAAACAAATTAAAACAAAGCGGTGGCAAATGGATCAAAGGTATTGACCCTTCTTTGTTGCCCTACACTACTTATTATGAGATAACTTATCCAGATGGTTCTAATAAACAAGTTGCAGGATTAAAATTGATTGCCGAAGAATTTAAAGTTAGTATTGCTAATGTCCATACTACTATTAAGAGAATGTCTAGTGGGATTATGCCTAGTAAGAGTGTGTTTAAAGGGCATCTTATTAAAAAGATAGATAAATGATTAAATCAAAGCGAATATGGCCGTCTGACAAGGGCGATATTATAACATCAACACACATCGTTCATGAATTCAGACTGAGCGATGTAGATGACCCTGATATATATGCTGCCGGCCCAATATTTGATTGGGAACGAAGCGAAGCAGGTAGCTGGGTGATGAAGAATGCTTATGATAAGCCAAGTTGGTATAAACAGCTTGATACGATGACATATGGGTATAAGTTTCAAATAAGAGCAGACCTAACACCCGAACAAATAACATATTTTGAATTGAAATTTAAATGAAAATCTTAGTAACCGGCGGCATGGGATTGATAGGACATCATGTCGTATCTAAATTAGAGCAACTAGGACACGATGTTGTCATAGTTGACACCCAAACAAACTACGGAATCATCCCACAAGAAGAAATTAACTATCTTGTGTCTGAACGAAAAAAGAAGATAAAAACATATCAAAATTTTAAGTTTGATATTTGTAGTGCCGGAAACATTGAATGGTTGTTTGCGGCAAATAAGTTTGATATCGTCATTCACATGGCTAGTTTCCCTAGACAGAAAGTTGTCAATGCGAATCCTGCATGGGGGAGTCGTGTTATGAGCGAAGGGTTGCTCAACTTGTTGGAAGCAAGCAAAAAATATGATGTTCGCAAGTTCGTGTATATCAGTAGTTCAATGGTGTATGGCGACTTCACTGACGATGTTACAGAAGATGCAGTATGTAACCCTCAAGGTCAATATGGTATTATGAAATTAGCAGGAGAATGGCTTGTTAGAGATTATTGCAGGCGTGATGGCCTTGTTGGAACAATTATTAGACCTAGTGCTGTATATGGTCCACTTGATGTTGAGGATCGTGTCATCGCTAAGTTCATGCTTACGGCGATGCGTGGTGGCACTCTCAATGTTAATGGTGCCGGGGAGACATTAGACTTCACCTATGTTGAAGACGCGGCAGATGGTATCGTAGCGGCCGCACTATCTGATAATACAGAGAACAAAACATACAATATCACAAAGAGTCACAGTCGAACATTGCTTGATGCGGCACAACTAGCTGTAAAGATTGCCGGCAACGGTACTATCAATGTTAGAGACAAAGATGCTGATTTCCCAAGTCGAGGAGCATTGAACATTGATGCTGCCCGTAGAGACTTTGGATACGATCCTAAGGTAGATGTTGAAGAAGGCTTTCAAAAGTATTATGATTGGTTGAGCACTAGTGAGTATTGGAAAAATAAAATATGAAGTCAAAACATCCATTTACACATACAATTAAAGTTACATTTACGAAAACCAATGACGATTTGGTTGGTTGGTTGGTTGACCAGATGGGGCCGGGAGGCATACAATCCAATGCTAGATGGGATATTAAACCGCATCTAACGGAAATTGATTACGGTTCAGAAGTCGAAGTGTGTTTTAGAAACGACAATGATGCTGCATTGTTTGCGTTACGATGGTTATGAACATTCCGCACTTTGGTCTAGCAAGACAGTATAAGAACATCGGTGAAGAGTTGCTTGACGCAACTCACCGAGCCCTTAAAGATGGACAACTTGTAGGTGGACATTATACCCGTTCGTTTGAAGAATGGCTAAAGCACCGCACTAAAACAAAGTATGCTGTGACAGTTCATAGTGGTACACAAGCATTAGAGATTATAGCAAGATATAAAAAGTCAATATGGGTACCACCTCGTGGTATGATTTCCACTACTCCTAAAATTCGTCTACCTAATCTTACATATCCTGCAACATTAAATGCATTCTTAAATGCAGGATGGGATGTTGAGTTATGTGATACTGATAAGTATGGCATAATAATACAAGAAAAACAACAAGCAGGGGTGTACGATTGCTTGATGGGATTTGCAGGACGTAGACCATGGCCACATGCAACGTACCAAGAAAGTTACGGAATAATTGTAGACGGAGCACAACACTGGCTTGAAGCAGGTGGCAACGTGGGTAGTGGTATGGCAATCAGTTTTGATCCTACAAAGAACCTACCTAGTTCAGGTAACGGCGGTGCTATTGTTACTAATGATGAGCAACTATACTTGTTTGCCGCAACATATAGAGACAACAATAAGCCTGCATTTCATAGTGCAGGTACTAATACTAAAATGAGTGAACAAGATTGTGCTCAGATATTAGTTAGAGCAAAGTATATAGATGAGTGGCAAAAGCGTAGAGGTGAGATAGCGAAGTATTGGTGTGATGAGTTCAGAGACTTACCATTGACTTGCTTATCTGATACAACGGATCCTCACACACATCAAAAGTTTGTAATGTACTTACCTGATCGCAATAGCTTACATACTCATTTACTAACTGATGGCATTGATAGTAAAGTTCATTATAATTATGTATTGGGGGACCTGCCCACAGCAAAAAATTTATCAAAGCCAGATTTACTAAGTACTAGCGTAATGTTAAGTAGGGGAGTATTAAGCTTACCAATGTATCCGGAACTAACTGATGAAGAAGTGGACTATATTTCGGATAAAGTAAAATTATTTTTTGATAAATAACTTTATGTGGATACTATCAATATTACCAGAAGCTGCAATACATATAATCTTTGGATTAGGTATTTTGGGCACAATCGCAGGATTCGTCCTAGGATTCATTCCTTTTGTTAAAACCTATAAACTAGCTATTCAGGTCATAAGTCTGTTAGTCTTAGTCTTGGGTGTATATCTAGAGGGAGGTCTAGCTGACTATAAAGAGTGGGAACTCAGAGTCAAAGAAATGGAAGCTAAAGTTGCAAAAGCTGAAGCTGAATCTACAAACAAGAATGTAGAAATACAGGAAAAGATTGTAGAAAAGACTAAAGTTGTCCGTGAAAAAGGTCGTGACATTATCAAGTATGTTGATAAATGGAACACAAAAGAAATAATCAAAGAAGTAGAAGGTCCTGAAAGAATTAGGAGAGAAGAAGTAATCAAGTATATTGAAAACTGCCCTGTACCTAAAGAATTCATAGATTTACACAATCAAGCCGCTGAATTGAATAAGGCTGCGGAGGCAAAGAAATGAAATATCTATTAATTTCATTGTTGTTTATTGCAGGTTGTTCTACTACAGTTCCTGTAATACAGAAGTTTCCCAATGCTACCCCTGAACTCATGAAGAAATGCGAGTCACTTAAAAAGATTGAGGGTGACAAAGTTGCAATTACCGATATGCTTAAAGTTGTTGTACACAACTATAGCCTATACTATGAATGCTCAACCAAAGTAGACGGTTGGCAAGATTGGTATAATGCACAAAAGAAAATTTATGATGGTATCGCAAAATAGTAGCATATTTTTGATGTTTGCTGAATTTGTTACAAAAATCTAAGAGTTGACTTGTTAGTAAGAGTCCAATTATCATGTATCAACCTAAGGGTTGGCTTGATAATAGATAAATACATCATAGTCTAGGATTTTACATGACACAAGAAGTTATCGATATTGGCGCGATCCCTAATGATAGTAATGGTTCTCCTGTACGGGTAGCATTTCAAGAAATAAATAACAACTTTGCAAATTTAGCAAATATATTTTCTGAGCCACCGTCATCTCCTATTGTCAATACTGAACCACAGAATGCAACAGCAACACCAGTAAGTAGCCCGTTTACCGGTAATATTACAATTAGTGCTAATAATATCTACTTTGGCTCACAAATTAACACCATACAACAAACTACTGTCCAACCGTTAAGCAATATTGTTGGCCAAGAAGTTATTAATGTAGGTGATGCTCCTAATGACGGTTTAGGAGATCCTATTCGTTTAGCGTTTGAGAAGATTAACAATAACTTTGCTAATCTATTTGCGTTAGGAACCTCAACCACAACTATCACACAAGTACCAGTACCGATAGAAGATCCTACTGCGTCAATGTTAACATTTACGCAACCAATTGGACCTTATTACAACCAAGAATATATCAATGTAGGTGCTACACCGAACGACGGCACTGGTGACCCACTACGCACTGCATTTGAGAAGATTAATAATAACTTCAGTAACTTGTTCTATGTTGGAACTGTTACATCTAGCACTTACAGTATTGGACTAACACCTAATCAAGTTATCTTTGAAACTCCTGCTAACATGTTTTCACAAGCAAGTTTTCAAATTAGATCCAGTGATACAGGAACCCCTGATAGTCAAGATATCACAATTACTGCACAAATATCTAATGACAGTGCAAATGTAAAGTATACCGGTTACGGCACTACAT